TTATCCCTCCAGTCGACCCGGGGGAGCTCAAAAGCACCTGGCCTCCGCCCTTGGCGCCCGCCCGCGACATGCCGTTCACCGCAATCGAACCGGGCTCAGTGTTTGAGCCAATCTCGCCCGTGATGGGGTTGACAAGCGTCTTATTGTCTTCTTCAGTATAACGTCTATCCTCCCCTTCGGCCGTGGCGTCGGCCAGGACGGAGGATATGAGGTTTGATGGGAGGAGCGAAAGCCAGTTCGCCCTGTTCAGACCACATCCGCACTTCGTGAACGCGGCGTCGATGCCAAGGTCTATCGAAGGAACCATCTCGCCGAGGGTCTTCGCGCGGCGGGTAGCATCCGCCTCCACATAGAGCCCGGTCCCCTTGTCCGCGTTAATCAGGTTCGTGTACGTCGAGGCGCTCGTCGTCTGGACGTTCGACACACCCTGACCCGGCGACACCGTCCCGGTGAACGAGGCCCCAGTCTTGTAGTCCTCAGGAGTCATCTGCTCGAATAGGCTGGAGAAGTTCACGGCCTGACCGTCAACGTTCGACCCTATCCCGGCGTCCGTCAAAAAACCGCCCGTGGGGGCGAACTGAATGTTCAGCTGGTTCGCGACGCTCGGCATGTCCGCGCCCTTCACCGGCACTTGGAGCTTGCCACGGTCAATATAAGCCCCACGCCCATACCGGTTATGACCTATGACCTCGAACCCGAACTCGTCGGACACGGGACGAATGAGGACGTTGAGCTCCGGGATGTACGTGACGACCGGGTTGGCGGCCTTGACCGCGACGAGCCTCTTCTGCGCGGATTCCAGATCAGCGGCGGCCTTCTTCTGATCTTCCGTAATCACGGCGAGCTCGGCGTTCAGGAGGGTTACACCGGCAGTGAAGTTGGCAAGGCCGGTGGGACTGAAATCAGGCGGTTTACTCTTGCCAAACTTCTGACTCAGGTCCGTGACCTCCTTGGATTTCTTCTTAAGCTTGACGTTAAGTCCGTCGAACTTCTCCTTCGCGGCCTTTATGTCGGCCAGCTGCGCGTCGACCAGCTTCTTCTGCTCTTCCTTGTCCGGACGCTCTTGGTCCTTACTCTTGATGGTCGTGGTCGCGGCGTCGTCCACCTTCGGGTGGTTCTGGTACGAACTCAACGGGATGAGGGCAAACTCTCGGAAGTTTCGACCCTTGTCCCAGGCATAATCATATGCCCCCGCGTTCGTCATCCCAGCCTCATACCGGTGGGCGCGAAGCCTGGCAATCAAAATGTCCTTGTTCGCGGACTGTGACTGAATGAGGGTTTGGCTAACTTGTGCTTTATGTGCGAGGGGCGTGATCTGATTCTTGTTCCCCTTGGCGGCGGGAGCAGCAGTGTTCGGCTGGGTCTGCTGCCCCTGGCTCTCCATGATCTTCTGGAGGTCCTTTCCGGCGTACGTCTGCTTGAAGACCATGACGACGTTGGGGAAGCCGAGTATTTTCCCTGTCTTCGGATCGCGGATGATGGCAGGACCGCCGCCGGAGACGTCCTGTCCAAGGCCGCTGGTCGCGTCTTGCTTTCCCGGCCACGTGACGGTATAAACTTGGTCCTGACCCTCTAGACCACGTTTCTTGTCGCCGACCACATTCCGGGTCGCGCCCGGAGTCTTGTTGATCTCCCCGATGCCCTTCGGGGCGATGAACTTGGAGCGCTTGGCCGTCAGGGTGACGGTCGTCGTGGCCTGACCCCCGACTGAGTACTGGTGGGCGATACCCTGGACGTAGAAGAAAGAGTCGTACTTCGGGACCCAGACCGGGAAGCCCATCCGAAGCTCCGGACGCATGGGGATGGAAATGGTCCCGTTCTGCCGCTTCGCATTAAGGCGGTCCATCCAGTCGAGCAGATAGAAGAAGAGCTTCCGAGGGTTTCCCGCCCATTCCAGCTGCAAGTCCGCGCGGCGCCAGCCGTAGCGCCGTAGGAGGTGAAAATCGTAGACGCCGGTTCGCGGAGTAGTGATTTCGTCGTTAAGACCCCAGTCTGTAGCGCCGCCGAAAGCGTTTCCGGACGAGGTGACCTGGGTCACGACCTCGGCCTCGGAATCGGTCAGCTGATCGTCGATGATGTCGAAGTCCTGGATCCAGGAGACAGGCTTGTTCGGCAGAACGTTCAAGTTATAGAACGGAGGCTTGAAGATAATGTCGCCGGTCGTATCGCAGTAGAATTCAAACCCCATCTGATCACGGGCGTGCATGGCGAGGGAAAGCTTGCTCTGGGTCTCGTTCTGGAAGAATTCCACATCTCCGGCCCGGGCGACCTCGATCTTCGCGGTGGTGACATCCTTCGGATTAGTCTGGAGAAGGACGGTCGAATGGTTGTTCTTGAGGGATCGGACCTCCTCTTTTATTATCGTCTCCAACATTTGGTTGGGGGACACGGTCCCGTCGACGGCGGAGAACGAGTATGCCTGGCCTGATGTTCCGAACATGACCAGGGCGGTCTGAATGTTCGCAAACTTCAGCTGCCAATATGACATGACGTCCTTCATGAAGCCGCCGATAGTCGGGACCTCGGGACCCTTTTCAGGAGTGTAGGACGTAAAGGATCCGGTCGTATAGAAGAAGTCGCCCATAGCGTCTTTGGCGAGCTGGGCTATGGTTGCGTAAGGATTCTGTCCCGAGAACTGGTTCTGGAAGAGCTGATACCCACCAGCGCTGGACCCCCCGGCCTCAAGGAAAGCGAGGTTCGTCGTCGCGTTCGTCAGCTCCCACCAGCGCAGAATGTCCTTACAGCTGACGGTCATAGAGCTCGTCCCGTTGGACCACGACTTCGACACCGACGAGACGATCCCCCAGAAAATCCGGTAGTACTGGGGAAAGCCTCCGATCAGATAGTAACCTTTCGCAAAGATCTCCACCTCCATCATCGGCTGGATGAGGAACTGCCCGTCAGAAAAGAATTCGTTGACGTCGTTGTCCGGAATGGAGAGGTTGATCGTTGCACTCCCGGGAGGGGAGTCCACAGAGGCCTCCGTTGATATCTGAGTGATATAGTCGTTGTAGTTAACTTTGCGAAGGCACTCGCCACATCCAATGACCGTCGTCTCCCCCTGAAGGGATACATACGCGTCCGGTGCGACCGTGATGAACGGTCGCTTATTGGGCTCCCATGTGCCACGCCAGGCGGACTTCCTCATCTTCCGCCTATGCTTCCGCCTACTTGAGCGTCGGTCACGGACTCAACCTCCATGTCATACCGGACCGTAAACTTGAAGCTGTACTCCAGGTTGTAGGGCTTATCCGCACTGTCAGTAACGCTGAAGTCGTCGAACGAGCCGATGTAGAAGTGGCCGTCGAAGTAAATGTAGACGCTCATTCCGATGAGGCGGACGTGGTCGTTCCTGTCGCCGAAGTTCTCTTTTCCTGAAAAGAGGTACCCGTTGTTCTTGTACGTCCGGACGAGGGACATGAGGTTGCGATAGCTTAGGCTGTGGACTCGCTTCTGGTGGGTAAGGCCTCCGGTGCCGGCGGAGTTCATGATGTACTGGGCGGCCGTCACCCCCTTGCAGGAGATCGTCATGGGCTTCTCCAGCCACATGTGCACAATATGATTCCTGCGGCCCTTCGGGGTATCAATCGAATGCTCGTAACTCCGAGAGAACGTTTGAGGCGAGATGAGCATGTAGAGAGCCGGAATCGACTTCGCGGCAGCTACCTGGTTCTGAAGGTACTTCACCTGTTTCTGGACGGTCTCTTGCCTGACCCCATCGACCGGACGGATGTTCCGACCCGTCCGTCCCCCGATAGGATCGTCCTTCTCCAGGTCCGTGATGTTCCCGCCCGACATGACGTCTGCCCTAATCCGCGGTGCGTCCGTATCGATCTTGTTCAGGTCACCAGCGGATGGGGAGACGGCAGGTTCATTGCCGGTGAGGATACCGTCCGGATCAGGCTGGGACGGATCTTTGTTACTCGAACTGTACATATTCGCGCCCGACTGAACGTTCCGTCCATAGCCTATGACAAAAGGGTCGGTAGGCGAGTCGCCGGCCGTGAAGTACGGACCGTTGTTCCCGCCCTTGCTCTCGGGGAAAATGTCGGGGCGAAGCGCTTTCGCAAAGTCCTGACCGTCTTTGGCGTTGCGAACTTGCTTCCAACCGAGGGTAGCGCCGACCCAACGGTTTACTCCGTCGTCCAGGTTCGTGGCGCCGACAAAGTATGTGTCGTACGGCTTTCCAACCTTCCCAGGAGGGAGACCCTTCTCACCGGAGCCGTGGAAGTCCTGACCTTTGTAGTACTGCCCACCCTGCTTAGGGCCACCCGAGTGGACGTTCCCGATATTGAAACAGTCCGTCTTGAAGTTCGTGCTCCCTTTCGGCTCCCTGTCCAACTCAGCTCCGGCGTGGCCTACGAGCAGCGGCGTAAGGCGTTTGGCGTCCGGTTCGCTGAAACCCCGCTTCTTCAGGTTGTTGTATATGGCGTTCCCCAATGCCTTCTGGGTGAACACCGTCTTAGTCTTCACGAGCTCGTTCGGACCCGAAGCCCCGCCGCTCGCCGACTGACCTTTGGCAGTCGAATTCCCGGTGGCCGAACCCAGGTTCGTCTTTGTCTGCTCGATCGCCACAAAGTTGACGGTCACATCAGGAGGGATGATCCCGATGACGAAAGGCTTGTAGGGGGTCTTCGCCCCGACGAGGCTCGCGTAGACCTCCGGGGCGAGCTTATCCACATCGGTGGAGATTGTGGAGACAAGGTCGTCCAGCCACGGGTTGATGTCCGAGGACGGCGCCTGCGCCGTGGGTCCCCCGATGGTGTTCGGTGCGTTGACGAAGATCCGGTCGCGGACGGACATTTCAACGACCCTCCGACGGTTTGTTCGGCTTGGTGAAGAAACCTTCCGGGCCGGAATCGCTAGCTGTGTCCGGAATCCGATAGATGACGCTCTCTATTTTGAACTCCCATGACAGCTCGAACGAGAAGGGGTGGGAGTCGTCCTCGTTCTCTTCAAAGGTCGTGAAATGGCCCAGGAAGATGCCGCGGTCATATATGCACATGATACGGCCGCGGATGACGGGCTGACCGACCGAGTTGAAAACGCAGCCGTTCATGCGAAAGAGTTCCAGAAAGTCCTCTTTCCGCTCCCACGCCATGGTTCCGCGCCTGCCGGGGTTCTTACCTCCAGTCTGGGTCCCGCTTGAGCCGCGGGCCTTGCGCTCGTTCCCGGCGGTCAGACCGGACTCGGCAGAGAAGAAGGCACCCGTGGAGGACTCACAGGAGAGGCTTCCGAGCTCGTCCGGCCAGACGAACTCCACCCAGCCCCCGTAGGTCATGACGACGTTCTTGGACTTCGCCATCTTTTCGTCGATAGAGCGGGGGTTCACGTGTAGGGCGAGGAACGTCGTATATAGAGGCTGCATGGAGTCCGGCCGCATGACCTGGAAAAGCATGGGCCG